GTTGTATCTTAATTGATCCAGCCATTTTAGTTAGATATAAATTTTATGAATTTTTATCCTCATTTTGGGAGGATCTGTATTTCTTGATTTCGTTTAGAACCCTAAAGTAGGTCCAGATAATAGATGGAACTGCTACTGCAATTTTGATAAACAGATCCCATTGCATTGCAGAGAGACCAAAAAGAACAGTAGAGTTGATATAAGGAACCGGATCTGAACCAAGTCCCTTGATAATTTGCAATGTGTCTTTCATGTTTATCTAAATGATTGCCATTGAACTCCGTAGCCGTAGCCGTAACCCCAGGCATTAAGATCTCTTGAATAACCGTATGGCATTCCAGAAAGATAGATGCTTGCATACCAAGGTTGTCTTCTATCTGGTGGGATATTCAGTAAGTTGGTTAGATCTGGGTTTGTATACTGTGGAAGTTCAGAAAGTCTTTCTTTCTCCATGCAATAAAGCCTCAAGCGTCCAAGCCAGTATTCCGACTGATCCTCATATCTCTGAATCATGAAGTTGATCTGATTTAGAGTTGCAGCTGTAGAATTTTCATTGTCAAACTGCAGAAGACCTTTTGTGGTAATCTTGTAAGAAGTCTCAGGCAGAAGTTCTGCAATTGCTGCATAGATGATAGCCTGCTGAGCGTATTCGTCCACCAAAATCTTATACACAGAATACTGAGGTGAGTTTAGAACCCCAGCAACGATGAGATCGTTGATGTAGTCTACCAGGTTATTGCCCAGAATCGGGGTAATCTTAATATCGATAGCCTTCAAGATTGCATTTCTGCAGTAGAAGTCGTCGACGTTTTCCAGAACGTTGGAATTCTCTTTTAACTTTGCTGGAGAAATCCATAAAACTCTATTGTTGCTCATGTGTGTTTTGTGTTATGTTGGTGAAACATCTAAGCCAGCCTCACCAGCTTTTTCGATATTTGTATCTGTTACAGTTTCTTCTTCCTTAGTTAACGGAGGATAAGAGATAAGTTCTCTAAGTTCGTCTTGTGTCAGAATGTCTTTCATCACAGTTTCTGAGAAGATAAACTGAACTGGAGAAGTTGTGGTTAGTTCAGGCATAAAGTCTAATCTTAGAACTCTCTGTAGAGTTTCGCAGATTAACTTTTGGTTTGGCGCTATCTCTGTGTTCATCAGAATTTCAAGTGCAATATCCAATTCTGTTCTTGCAGAAAGTGCTCCAGGTGTAGAGATACCAAACAGTGCAGGTCCAACTACGTTGTGGCCGGACATAATGTTGTTTCTAACGATTTCCATCAGAGCTTCGTATCTTGCATCAGAATCGTTTAGTTGCAGAGGCATTAGTTCTACCCCTGTTTCCTTGTCTCTGTTGAAGATAATGAATACGTTACCTGCTTGGGTAGATCCTGAATACTGTTGTTTCAGTTGGGCATAGATGTAATCTCTTTCTTCCTGTGAATCAGGCATTTCGTTGAAAATTACCGCCATTGATCCTGAGAATCCAGCCCTTACATTATTAAGATGCCAGTTTCCTATTTCATAGTCTAAGTTAATCCAAGTGATTGAAGAATAATAACTTGGCTTACTGTAATACTGAAAACCTGATGCGTAACCGTGATACACATAAAGTTGGGAGCCTACAGGGTTTTTTGGATCGTATGCGTCTATTCTAATTGCTCTGTTCTCTGGTTTTCTGGTGTCTTGGAAGTTGTTAGAATAGTACCAGTGGTCTATTTTGCCCATTGGGTTCTTCTTACCTGCTCTAACTTTACCCATGTCAACGTGCTCTGCATGTGCAATAGACTTTCCATCGGTGGCCCAGACCACATTCATAGCATACATTCCGTAAACGTAGAAGTCAGAAATAATTGCCTTCAGAGTTTCTGGTGTGCCGTAAGTAAAACAGTCGATAGACTTACCATCTTGCAAACCGTTACCGTAGGTGTAGAGTTCTTTCTTAGTTAAGATGGCATTGTGGATCGCAGAAGAATCTCTCATTGTGATGAGGTATCTTGGCATCAAGTTATCTGATCCCCAAGAGATCCATTCTTTGCCTGAAACTTTATACTCCAGCCATTCTGGAATGTAGATCTCCAACTTAGAAAACTTTTCGTCTTTCACATTAGAGAAAGAGTAGATGTCCGTGTTGGGGTTTGGATTTGGATGTGGTTGTTTATTCATTATCCTTCGTATACTACGTAAGTTGGGGTGGACTGGTTAACCCAGAAGGTCTCTTCAGTTCCATTTACTTTTGCTTTTGCTGTGTAGATAACAACTGCCGGAACAGCATCTTCACTAACTTCCATTATAGAATTTAGCAGAATAGATGTTTCAACTGTTAGAGGATCACAGATAAAAAGTTCTGGTTCGTCTATCTGGATTGCAACGTCTACAAGACAGTCGTTAGGTGCTTCTCCAATGTAGTCTCCGTTGTAGATCTTTACATCATAGTCTCCCTTAGGAAGATTAGATGATGTGATGGTAAAGGTCTCATAGAGATCAGAAGTGGATGTGTTGGTTAGTTCATACTCATAGGCAACCAAGTCAGCCTGTCTTGTCAAAACAAGATATAGAGGCAGAGTTGGATAGATCACCTTGCCCTGCAGAACAATGCTGAAGGTCGAAGTCGGGGTGAGATTAGAAAAGACTAACATACTAATAGATATAGATTTCTCCGTTTTTTCTTTACAATAAAAGGGACCACCAAAGGCAGTCCCTCTCTTGATATGAAAAATCTAAGACCCGACCGGGAATTAGATGAGAGCAGAAGAAACTAAGTTCGTCCAAGCGCTTGATGCTACGAAAGTAGAGTCAAGAGTCAATGGAGGATTAGATTCTACAGATCTGAAGGTTAAGCTGAAACCGTTACGATCCCCAGCTGCAACGCCAGATCCCCCCTCACCACCGTTGATATCAAGTCCAAGTTCCTGACCTACGTATAGGTATTCGCCTGATCTCAATTTTACAACAGCTACAAGGTTGTTATCTGCAAGAGATTTTACGATGTAACGTAGTTCTGCATTATAGTCAGTGAAGACCAATGTTAATACGCAATCGTAGAATAATGAATAGTTCTGAACATTCGCCGTTGGGGTCATGGTCAAAGATGAAGTTTCCTGAATTTGTTTGAATTCATAGAAGAAGTCAGAAGTCGCTCCCATTGTGAAAGAGTTGATCTGAGTCAATGGTGTTGGACCAGTAGTTCCTACTGCAGTTACGTTGTCAGAATTGGTTAGGTAGACAGTTTCTACACCCCCAATGATCTTACAAGCTCCAGCGGAATTGTGACCGTAAATTATATTGCTACAAGACATTGTTTTATTTGATTATTTTTGTTTTGTTAAAATGGGGGAATTTTTTAGGTTCCCCCGTGGGATTTGTTATTAGAATGAGCAAACGAAGTATTCTGGGAATACTACAGCTGCGCCTAATCTATAACGGAAGTTTGATCTTAGTTCATCAAAATCCAAAGAATACCACATGCTGATGTTAGCCATGTCTTCTCTGGTTACAGTTCCAACGAACAGATACTTAGGATTACCCATTACTACGCAAGGTGCTCCACCTACTGCATAAGAAGAAGTAGTTGAGTTAGTCAAACCTGCAGTTCTGATAATTCTTAGAGTTGTTCCTGGGAAGATGAACTCACCTGAAGTGGTGATGTCAGCGTTAAAGTGGAAGAAATTCTCAGAGAATAAAGCTTCGCAAAGTGTGTTATAGAAAGCTGGCTCGATGAAACATACCAATTCGTCAGACAAGATATCAGCGTTAAGAGCTGCATACATTGTTTGGATAGAAGAGATGATGTTAGCTTTAGTCCAGTTAGCAGAACCAGTAGCTGCAGTTACTCTTGTTCCAGTAGCTCCAAGCTGAGCAATAAGACCGTCGAAGTAAGAAAGGTTACCAGAACCAAGTGCAGTGTTAGACAACCAAAGCTGGCTGTTGATTACTTTAGTGTTCTGTCTTGATTCTTGCTCCATCAAAGCTTGCTCGAAAGGAATTTGATCGATGATAGCTTTTGGAGAAAGTGCAAGTTGTGTAAACTTATCTTGCAATAGGTACTGGTTGTAAGTCATTTGAGACTTAAGAGCAACTGTAGAAAGAGTTACTTTAGTTAGAGTTACGTTTCCAGATGCAGAGAAACCACCGTCACCAGCTACGATAACTGGGGTGTTTTCCATGATGTGGATGTCTTTAGCAGACCATACGTCAGTTTCAAGGCTGATGTAATTCATTGTAGGATCCGCAAGGATAGTTCTTAGAACCCAGTCAAATGAAGTTTGGTTAACGTATGCAGGAAGAGTACTTACTACAAAGTTAAAGTCAAATTTTTGAATGTTATTTTTCATTAGTTTATTTTTTATTTGTTAAGATTTTTGATTGCTTCGATTCTTGCAGCAACTGGGTCGATAGACTCAGGCTCTGAAGAAAATTCCATTTCAGAGATTGCTTTTCCAGTAGGTACTTTTGCAAGTTTGTTTTCTACCTCAGAAGAGAATTTCTCTTGTGCTTTAGCCATTTCAAGAACGATTGCAGAAAGTTCGTTGAACTTCTTAGTCATGTCTTCTACCATTGGGGTAGAATCTTCTGCTTCTGCTTCGTTTTCGTTTAGTTCGTCATAAGCAACAATTGCCATGATTAGCTCGTTTGAAAGAGAAGTA